CGCACCACCGGCAGCGTCACCGCCCTTGGCGACCTGCGCAGCCATGTTCCCGGAGGCGTCGGCCAGATCGTTCGCCGCGCCGGTCGCGCCTTCGATGCGTTCAATCATGCCGTCGATCTGGGCAGTATTGGCGCCCTTTTCGCTGCGGGTCTTATACAGGCTGTCGACAATGGTTTTGCTGAACGCGGCAGTGTCGGCATTGTAGCGAGCCCGGCGCGCGTCGAGCTGACCCTTGCTTATTTTGCCATTCTCGTAGGCGTCAACATCGGCCTTGTAGGCGGCGGCATTGTTGCGCTTACGTTCGTTGATCTTCACCTCGAGGCCGCCGGCGTAGTCGTTACCGGAAGCCTTGAGCACAGAGCTTCGCGCCAAGCTGGTGTTGGCGGCGTTATTGGCGAGCTGCTGCTCCCGAAGGCGGATGAATTCCTGCGGGTTGGCCGCGCCGCGATAGCCGGTCTGGTAGGAGTTCTTGCCAACCTTCTTTGCGAGGTCGATGTCGTTCTGCAGGCTGGCCTTTTCTTTGAGCAGATCGGAGAGGTGCTCAGCGGAGGCCATACCCTGGATTGCAGCCGTGGCGGCGTCTGCGGCTCTTTTGGCGCGGTTCTCGAATACGCCGAAAGCGTTCGCGGCTTCGTAGAGCGCGAAGGCGATCAAGCCGAGCGGGCCGAGGGCGGCGTTCACCGCCAGGCTGAAGCCGCGCATGACGACCGCGCCCGTGCGAGCGGCCGCAGCCTGGAGCCTTTGCTTGACCGTAAGGACGCCCGTAGCCGCCGAAAGACGAGAGGTTGCCGCGGTCGCGAGGTTGGTTTCCGCAACAAGCATGGCTTCGGTCGCATGGACCTGCTTGGTCGTGGTCGCGAGGATGCGACGATTGGCATAGAGCCGTTCGGTGGTGTTGTTCAGCTGATCCTGCGCAGCCTTCACCATGCGGGCCGAGTTCGCGCTTGAGCGCCCGTCCGCGAGGTTCGCCGCGTGCAGAAGCTTGGCCCGATCGAGCGCCTGGCCCTGCGTCACCCACTGGCGATGCAGAGCGGCATTGTTCTTTTCGAGAAGCGCCTCCCGGTTTTTAAGCTGAGCGGACTCCTGCATGAAGAATGCAATGTTCTGATTGGCCGTACTGACCGCCGACTGCGCGCGGCGCTGTCGAAGCTGCTCAACCGCAGAGAGGTTGACGTAGCTATTCGACAGAGCGTTGACCTTCTTTGCCTGATCATCGATCCAGCCGCCGAGAGGCGTCGTCGCTTGACCAATCTTTTTGAAGGAGGCAACGCCGATGGTGGCCATGTCGAGGAACCACTTCGCCATGTTCACGCCCTTGATCAGCAAGAACGCGCCGACGACAACCTTTGCTGCAGCCCAAAGCTCCTCGCGCCAGTGAACGACCCACTTGATCACGTCGATCAGGATCTTCGCCACGCCGCCTACCGCAGTACCGATGTCGGCGATCGCCTGCTTACCTTCTGACGAGGCAAGAGCGGCATTGAGATCCTTGATGCCCTGGAGAACAGACTCGTAGAATCCGCGCTTGTCACCCTGCTGGGTGAAGGCGGTGGACACATCCATCATGTTCGTCTTGAACGTGTTCACCTGCCCGAGCATCGTCTCGGACATGCGCTCACCGGCGCCCGCGTAGAGCACCTCCCATTCCTTGAACATCGCTTCGAGGGCGGGCTTAGCCTGGACCTTACCCTCCGCGACGAGAGCGGAGAAGTCTGGCACAGACATGTTCATCGCACGCGCCATATCAGCCATGGCCGTGGGAATTGCTTCGCCAAGCTGCTGGCGAAGTTCTTCCATCGAGATCACGCCCTTACCAGCCATCTGCTGGATCGCGATACCGGCACGGTGCATCTGTTCGGAGGTCGCGCCCGAGAACGCAGAGGCGTCGAGCAGGGAGTCGAGCGACCCATCCATCGGATTGAGCCGCGCAGACTTCATTTTCACGAAGGAGTTTGCAACGTCCTTGACCGCGTAGCCGGACTTGCGAGCCATATCGAACAGCGCCGACATCGAGTCCTTGGCTTCGGTCTGCTTACCAAGTTCGCTGGTGGCGTGGGAAAGCCCCTCCATCAGGACGGTCAGCCGCTCGACTTCCGCGGACTGCTTAACCATGCCCACGACCCAGGTGACTGCCACAGCGTTCAACATGACCAGGGCCAGGTGCATGTTGTTCAGCGCGAGGACGTTCTCGCGGAGGCTGCGCGAAAGCTGATCGGCTCCACCGCCGAGGGTAGTGAACTTACCCTGTGCGGACTGCATCTCCCGTGCGGCTTTGTTGACGTTGCCGCCGAACGACTTCATCTGGCCGCCGGCGGTCGCGAGCTTCCCGCTGTACCCGCCGGTATCCAGATCCAGAACGATATTGAGCCGACGACTTGCCATTTTCCGCTTTGCTTATGTGTGTTGGTTAGGATGCGCCCTGATCGAATTTTTCTTGCCACTCGACGAAGGCTCCCTCGTCGAACGACTTCTGGAGGATCACCGGAGTGCCGATTTCTCGGTTCAGCATCTCGACGATCGCCTGTGCAGCTTCCTTGCTTTGCGCACCGGCGAGACGAAGCTGACGCTGATCCTTCTCGGCTCTCAGTCTGTTGACCTGTCGGTTGAGTGACCAGAACGTCTTCAGCGGAAGCTTCAGCGTGTTCCGGTAGCTCAGGCCGTACGCTTCCATGACGCGAGCAACATAGAAGGGGAAGTCGATAGCCTCGAGCTCTACTCGGCCGCCGGCTTCTCCTCGTTTCCCACCTCTTCCTGCACTTCGGCGACGACGTCTTCGGCCGAGGCTTCGTTAAGCTTGGCCGAGAGGTCGTTCATCCAGGCGAAGATCGCGAACAGCTTCGGTGTCGGCAGCGAGCCGACGTCGATGGTGGGGAAAAACTCCTTGATTGAGTCTCGGATGGTCTCGACCACCGTACCCATCGTCACTTCATCGGCGGGATCTGCATCAGCCATCAGCTTGTCGGTGTCGGACTGGCGCTTCTGCTGGCGGATGAAGTCATCGACGCCGAGCACCTTCATGCGGTGTTCCTTGCCTTCATGCCTGATGGTGATGTCGGACTCTTCAAGCTCCAGCTCGTCGAGATTCAGAATTTTCGGATTCGTGCTCATGATACCCTGTAGATTGCGGGAGGGGCGAGGCCCCTCCCGTGTGTGCGTGTGGAGGCGAACGCGCTTACGGCGCAGTGACGGCGGGGTCGCCCATCACGAACAGTTCGCCGGTTTCGAGGTCGTTGTAGCCGGTGAATTCGAGCATGAAGACGCGCTGGTCATCGTGCTTGTAGGCGAACGACATGTCGCCCTTGCACATGGCGAGAAGCACGGTGAAGTCGCGGCTCTTGTCGTTGGCCGCCTTGTTCTTCGGGTGAAGGACAAGCGTCGAGGCGAGGTCGCGGAGCGAGGTGCCGACGCCGTCGCGGAAGACGAGCTTCTTGTTGGTGCCGTTGGTGACGAGGGTCGCGGCCGGGAAAATGGCTGCGAACTTCGTCAGGTTGTTCTCGGCCATCGGAACCTTGACCTTGACGCCGCGACCCTTGATGTACTGGTTGAGAATGCTGTCGCCGTACTGGTCGGCGGTGATGTCCGCGACTTCAGTGGTGAACTCGACTTCGACGCCACCCTTGGTCAGGCCAAGGTCGATGTCATCGAAGGTGACGTAGCACGGACCCATCTCCAGGTCGGAAAAATCAGTGGCCATTTCAAACTCCATGGGGAAATATCAGTGGCCATGATACCATATATGTGAGTGTTGATCCACACTCAAGTTGGCGACGGCTCAGCCCAGCCGATGCGGACGCGGAAGCTTGTTTCGATGTCGTTCGCGTCGCCGCGGGGGTAGCTAACCGGCTTCGTGCAAGGGTGCATCCAGGAGATGAAGACCTCTGCGGCTTCGAGATTGTCGACCTTCACGATCCTCGAGATGGCTTCCGCCGTGTCGTAGCCGCGGCGAACGTCAGTGTCCCTGACGACCACCTGAAACTCGGTGGAGTAGAAGTCCTTCATGCCGTCGTCGATAGCAACGCCTGTCAGCGGGTCGCGCAGCATCACACCCCGCGTCACATTGGCCGGAAGTGTTCCGATGAAAAGATCCCGGCCGACCAGGGCGACGCCCTCGGCTTCGATCATGCGGGCTACTTCTTCGAGATGCTTCATCCCATCAGTCCTTCCAGGAGTTCGTCGAGCAGCGGCTCGAAGTCGTCTTCATGTTCCTCCATCGCCCGCTCCAGCCAGAAGGGGCCGGCGTTCGGACCCTTGGCGATCGTCGCGGGGCCGGAGACGGTCGATCCATATGGACCAGAGCCTTCGTGTATCCACATGGCGTACAGGTCGACATTTACGTCGCCTACCCAGCCTCCTACCTCGACCGTAGCCTCGAGCCGGCGTCCGGCGCCATATTGCTCGACCAGGCGGTGCGACCGCTCAAGCTCGTGCAGCGGTTCCGAGGCTCGGGTCTTCCCCTTGTAGTCCACAGGCGACCAGGCGATCGCCGTCTTGAGTACCGAGTTTGACACACGGCGCATGTGGCGCAGCGCTCGCTTGTTGGTCAGCCGGCTCTCGCGCGACATCGTGATACTGAGGCTCTCGGCACTCGCCCCGCGCCAACGCAGACTGCTCATAGGTCTTCGCGGATCTTGCCGCGCAGTTCGTAGTGATCCAGCTGTCCGCGGGTGTTGATGCGCGGGTGAAGTCCGGTGACTTCGATCTTGACCCCGTAGCCTTCCAGAACATCACCCACCTTGGCGCGCGTGCTGGTCGGAAGCAGGATCTTGGCTTCGGCGATCATATCTTCGGCAGCGCCGCGCGACGCGGTCGAGTCAGCTCGCACAGAGCTCATCTCCATGAGCGATGCCAGTCGAACGATGCCAGCCTGGATCGGGACGGGCTTAGAGAAGAACTCCGCGCCGAAGATGTCCCGCTTGGCCCTGCGAGCGTGCAGGGAGAGCTTGATATTGGGTCGGAACATTCAGCCCTCCTGGTTGATGGTCAGCGTGGCGTTCGACGACGGGTGAAAGATCTCCTCCCGCATGTCGTAGTAGAGCGGCGTGGCGTCCTGGACGTCGACCAGGGCGAGCGCCTGACCGATCATCCGGTAGTCGGGATCGGGATGGTCGACGTAGACGACGTCGTGTCCATGCTCGGCGACAAGGTCCATGTAGACTTCGTTGTATGTCGTCAGCGC